ATATTAGATAATTTAACTCCAGATTTATTACCAAAGAAATGGATAAAAAGAAATGAATCTAATCCTATGTTTGGTCATTGTCATACAGCTTCAGCTTGCTTACAAAAGATATTTGGAACTAAAGTAATTAAACTATATCGTGCCCTAGATGATGAAGGTATCTATCATTGGTGGGCAGTTGATAAAGAAGGTCATCTAATTGATTTAACAGTTGACCAATATTATTCAACAGGTAGAAAACCTCCACATGAAAGTGGAACTAAATCAGGAATGTTAGGATTTGGGTATCGTGTTAAAGTGCTAACATTATTGGATAAGGTACTAAAGCAATTACAATCAAAGGGGACACCGCTAGACTAACAGAAGTCAAGCACATTATGAGGCAATTAAGGATGAATTATGAGTGAAAAGAAACCAAAACATTATGTAAATAACGCCGACTTCTTGAAGGCTCTAATAGAGTATAAAGAAAAGTGTGATGTGGCAAATAAAGCAGGAAAAGAAGAACCCAATATTCCAAATTATGTTGGTGAATGTTTTCTAAAGATTGCTGAACATCTATCCCGTAAACCTAATTTTATTTCATATTCTTTCAGAGATGAAATGATAGCTGACGGTATTGAAAACTGTATGATGTATTTCCGTAACTTTGACCCAGCTAAATCAAAGAACCCATTCGCATACTTTACACAAATCATATACTTTGCATTTCTTCGCCGTATTATGAAAGAGAAGAAACAATTATATGTCAAATACAAAGCTACCGAGCAATTCGGCATATTAGATGAATATGAATTATTAGAAGATTCAGATGGTGTAGCCAAACAGTTTGAATTATATGATAACATATCAGAATTCATTCATAACTTTGAAGAAAACAAGAAAAAGAAAAAAGAAGGTAAGGCTAAAGGATTGGATCAATTTCTTAACGAAGACCTATAATTACCTGTGAAACACTTGACTTTAATTTTATTATGTGTTATTATCGGTGGGTGCGCTGAAGTAGGATTCAGATTTCCTAATTCGTTTTCATATGAGGATACAAATGAATACAGAAAAGTTGCTTCAACATATTAGAGATTTAGAAGAAGAGCATTTAATTTTAGATAGCCAAATTAAGGAAGGATATAGTCAGTTTGTGAATGATGCCGACCTTAGCAAATTAAAATATCATAAACTTAATCTCAAAAGAGAAATAGAAACACTTAAACAACAATTCAATCAAACAAGAATTAAATATTAATGAAATTATGTGTATTGGGTGATACCCATTTTGGTATGCGTGGCGATTCGCTAGAATTCCACAAATATATTAAGAAGTTTTATGATGATGTATTCTTTCCGTATTTGAAAGAAAATAATATCACGACCGTGTTTCAGCTGGGCGATTTATTTGATAGACGAAAGTTTATTAATTTTAATTCACTCTATCTGTGCCGTAAATACTTCTTTGATAAATTAAAAGAAAATAATATCACATTCTATACCATCCTTGGTAACCATGATATTTCATTTAAGAATACACTTGAAGTTAATTCTCCACAACTATTATTAAAAGACTATGACAACATTACTGTATATGATAATTTTTCTACCATTGATTTTGATGGTGTTTCTTTTGATATTATTCCTTGGCTCTGTCCTGAAAATGAAGAAACAATCTTTAAGGCAATCAACGAAAGTAAATCGCAATTAGCATTTGGCCATTTTGAGATTGATGGGTTTGAAATGGATCGTGGTAATGTTTGTCGTGGTGGTATTGACAAAAACAAACTTATTAAGTATGATATGGTATTAACTGGACATTTCCATCACAAATCAGATGATGGTCATATCTATTATGTTGGCACTCCAAATGAAATGACTTGGGCTGATTATAATGACCCACGAGGTTTTCATATCTTTGATACGGCAACTCGTGAAATGGAATTCATACAAAACCCATATCGTATGTTTCATAAATTAAACTATGATGATGGCGCTCAAGACTTTGAATTCTGGAAGGCATATGACTTTTCTAAATTAAAAGAAACATATGTTAAAGTGATTGTAGTTAATAAACAAAACCCTTATCTATTTGATAATGTGCGTGAACTCTATGTAGAAGCACTTAACACGGAAACAACCGAATAATGCTCGTCTTTCGTTATGTCCGCTGGCGGAACTTATTAAGTACCGGTAATTACTTTACCGAAATTAAATTAGATAACACAAGTAATACACTTGTTGTTGGTGAAAATGGCTCTGGTAAATCTACAATGCTAGACGCTTTATGCTTTGGACTTTTTGGTAAGCCTTTCCGTTCAATTGTTAAACCCAATCTAATCAATTCAATCAATGGTAAAGATACTGTTGTTGAAGTTGAGTTTAATGCTGGTAACAAATCATATAAGATTATTCGTGGTATCAAACCAAATACTTTTGAGATTTATCAAGATGGCGAATTATTAAATCAGGATGCAGCTGCTCGTGATTATCAAGAATACCTAGAGAAGTTTATTCTTAAAATGAATTACAAATCTTTCACACAGATTGTTATTCTAGGTTCAGCGTCATTTACTCCATTCATGCAATTATCAAATACTGATAGACGAGCAATCATTGAAGACCTACTTGACATCCAAATATTCTCCACAATGAATGGGTTGGTTAAAGAAAAGTTAAGTAATAATAAAGATTTATCTATAACTAAAAAACATGAGATTGATATTGACCAACAAAAGTATCAGCTCAAAGAAACACACATCAAACAATTAAAACAAAATAATGATGAAAAGATTGATGAATATGAATTAGATATTGCCAACAATTCAAATCATATTATGACACTAGAAACACAAACAAGCGAACACACAGGTACGATTGATACATTACAAGCTGATGTGACATCTCGTTTAGAAACAGAACAAAAGGTTAAAAAGTTTAATCAACTAGAAACACAGATTGAAACGAATCTAAGCAAATATAAGAAAGATGTCAACTTTTTTGAACACAATGACAATTGTCCTACATGCCGACAAACCATTGATAAACATTTTAAAGAAGAAGAAATTGGTAATTTAACCAGTAAGATTACGGAGTGTACCGTTGGTTTATCACAACTAGAAATCAAATTACTTGAAGAACAAAATAAACTCAATGAAATTAGTGAAAAACAAAAACAAATACAAGAACTACAAATTAAGATTGCAACCAACACCACATCTATTACCGAGATAAAAAAATATATTGTTCGTATTGAAAAACACATTGACGAGTTAAAAAATACCAAAGATATATCAGACACCGAACAAAAACAATTAGAAGAACTCAAAGTTAAAATTGATGAAGCTGAAAAAGAACTTAAAGAATTAATTGATGAGAAAACATATTATGAAGTGGCATCTGGTCTATTAAAAGATACTGGTATCAAAACAAAAATTATTAAACAATACTTACCAATCATTAATAAATTAGTGAATAAGTATTTAGCATCATTAGACTTCTTTGTGAACTTTAACCTTGATGAATCATTTAAAGA